ACTATATCAGAATCATTTGACGCTCCAACGTTAAGCTGTGTTATATCGCCTAAATGACTCGATATCGTATTAGACTTGGTAACAAGCGTTGATACTGGATCAGATAAGTTTATTATAGTTTTAGCCATTTAATTTCTCTACAATTTTTGTTAACATTTGTTTAATGTCACTAACTTCATTTTTTAACTCATTGATTTCATTCTGTTGTTTTTTTCTTTCTGCTTTTCTTTTTTTTGCGGCTTCTATTTCTTCTTTATTAACGTTCAATATTGCGCCTGTTTTGTCTCTAACAAATCCGTGATGCCCTTCAACTTTAACATAATCCATATTATACACTCAATGCTATTGATCTTAAACTTTGAAACTTTGGAACCTCAGCCTGATTAGTACTTTGCATCACTATCTTTAATTGATATTTTGTGAAAGCAGGTAAGTCACCACCTTGCCCTCCTATAAGATATCTATACTCTCTAAATATACGTGGATTAGCATCTTTAGGATTAGTATTTTCTGGTGTAACTAAAGTAAAAGTTTTATCTTGTATGACTTCATCTGATGTTGCAGTTCTAAAATATAATTGAAAATCACAAGAATTTGGAACGTTAGCTTCAAGTAACACTCTCAGTCCAACAGAGTCTGAATCTAAAGTAATGACACGAGTTAAATGTCTTGCTGCATGACTTCCTGAAGTTGTGGCATTTTCATCAGTAAAGTTCAAAGGTACGTTAAATCCTGTGGTTGGACTTGATGCTTGTTTATCGATAACATTGTTGACTAATATCATTGATGTTCTCTGTAAATCTAGCATTGGAGAAACATTAGAATCTGCAGTTGAAAAATTAACTTTCATGTCTAAAGATTTCACGCCGGAACCTAGCTCGTTTGTTTCTGATGTTGAATTAGCTACCATTCTAAGAGTGTGCGATTCATTGTTTTGATTAAGCTTTATTCCACCAAAATTACTTGCTTTTTGAAAAGCAGTTTCAGTTCCAGCAAAAGATCTTGCAGAAGTTGTTTTGATACCAGCCGTTATTGTAGTAGTTCTAGGTTCCAAAGTCGCTGCACTAGGATAAACTAGACTGTATAATATGTTTTTAGTGGCTTGAACTGAACTACCGCCACCTATACTTGCTTTAGTTGCGTTTGCACCAGCTTCTACTGTGTAACCTGTAAAATCTCTTGAAACGACAGTTCTGCTTCCGTTTATGTTACTTGCTGCAATACCGCCAACTGCAGTGGCACCGCTTATAACGACCGTGTCTCCAACCTGTAATCCGTGATTTAAATGAAATATCTTAATAGTAGCATCTGTATCAGAATCTAAACCCGTCGTAATTGGATTGTTTCGTAATAAAGCTTTTGGAAGCGTGGCATTATTTAATCTCACAGTAGCCGAGGTATGTTTAAACTTGGCCTGATGTAATACAAAAGTTAAATCTTGATTTTGAGCTGGAGTAAAAGTTACACCGTTTTGTGAATAAAATAAGCTTCCTGATACAGGTTGTTTATTTACTCTTTTTTCAGTTGAACCGAAAGTAAACTCATTAATTTCTGCTATGTATATTTGATAATCTTTAGAATCAGCAGTTACTACTAAAGCATAGTCCTCTTCACCCTTTAAGAATATAGGCTCTTGAAACGTAAACGAAGTTGGATTTAATTCAGGACCGGACGTATCAGTATTAACTGAACCAGCTGCCACCACAACTTGTGATCCCGGAATGATCTCAGTGTCTGATGGTAAACCGTTTACGATTGGTCTTAATTGAATTTGGACTGGTAATGTTGCATCTGCGGCCGCAAAAAATAAGTCGACCTTTGTTGCATATATTCCATTTGGTTCGTCTATAAAAAATGACTGAGCTATAGGTTGTTTGTTAAGTTGATACCCTGTTGAAGTTACTGCCATTTTAATTACCTTTTTTCATTGTTAAAATCTTACCTATCAATCTCCATGTCGGTCTTAGCATCGTTCTTGATATCACATCAAATATAGATTGTGATAAAGTAAGTTTATGTTTTCTATGTTTAGCTCTGAAATAATTAGATAAGAAAGTTCCTGTGTATTTTGTTCCTAAAATTTTAGAAACTTTTGGTCCAATCCAATCATATCCAGCCATCATGTATGGATCTGTTTTTCTTAATCCTACTCCGTACTTACGAAGATTACTAAAGTGACTATTAGTAATTAATCCGTTTTCATATGTAGCTGTGCATATCCAAGTTCCATGACCATCATTTGATCCCGTATCAGCGTCATTAGTATCATCATTAAAAGAATTATGACTCGGATTTGAAGTAACAGCTTGGCCTATTACATCGTGATCAAGTCCCATAGAATGTGAATTACCGGTAGGTGAAGGGTTACCATTACCGCCTCCGCCGTCACCGCCGTCACCGCCGTAAGCAAAAAATACTGGAGGAGGGACTCTAAATCCTTGCACGTTTAACTGCCTAGTTGAAATGTAAGTCGCTTCTTTTGTGTCTAAATGACCTAGTGCTGCATAAGATGCACGACCTATACATCCTGCATTTTCTTCTTTATCAACTGATATATCTAAAAATTTTAATTGCTTAGTTCCAACTCTGATTCTTATATTGTCATTGTTTGGAATTATTAAAGATCCTTCTACTTTACCATCATTGTCAGTTGTTAGTGTATTTGTACCATCAGGATGTTCAGTTAAACCATTTAATGTGTTACCAAAGTCACTATCATTATTTGAATAGAATTCGAATGTTTCTTCTCTTGCAAACGATGATATGTTTACTCCATCAAGTATTGGAAATAATTGTGTATTAGGACGCATACCTTCAACTTTAAAATGTACCTTTCTTGATCTCATAAAAGGCAAGAAGGCTGTTTGTAAAACTCTGTCTTCGATTAAGTCTAAAACTGTCTCTTCACTTACAACTCTATTTACCACACCTCTTTGTGTATTAGTACTTGAACCAACTTGTAAATTTTCTACAGGTATACCACTCCAACTCCATGACCAGTTATTCCAATTGTTTGCGTTTCTTGTCGCTAAGCGAGTTCCTCCTTGAATAATTTTATCAGGTAATCTATTAACATCTCTCCATTCATCTGATGCTGGAGATAACGTCACTAAACCTTCATATATAACCACTGCAAAAGGATTTAATAATACAGACTTTGTTGCTTGATTTTGATTTATGTAAGGAGTTTCATCATATGCGATATAAACATTATCACCCTTACGTATGGTGTTAGTAGATGATGCTGAATCATAAAGCATCCTTACGTTATCTTCAAAAAAAGCAGGTCTCATATGCTGTTCAACTGGATCGATTGCTGCACGATATCCTATCTCAGGAGTAACACGAGTATCTGTAAACGTGTGATCTACAAAATTATCAACAAAAAAGCCTGACTTTGTTCTATCGTTTCCTGAAGAGTCCAGTGTCTGAAAATATTTTGTGTCTATCTCCAGTAAACTCATTGCTGAAACGTCTTCAAGATTACTTAGTCTTTTTTCAAGAGTACTAATATCTTTCATAGTAAATCTTCTATGTTCTATCTTTCTGACAGAAACATCAGAGTCATTATCTGTGTTGCCGTTCATAAAAATATCATACAGTGCAAGCGTTTGATCTGGTTTATTTGGAGTTACAGGATTAAAACTTGGTATTCCAGTAACAAACCTTATAATACCTTCTCTATCAATTACTAATTTTCCTGCTTGACTTTGATAGTACTCATTGTCACTAGTAACTAAAGTACCAGGTTGTGGTAATTCTATAACTCTGGCTCCAGAACCAGATGATGCAAACGAACTACTGGCGTCCATAACCGATCTAAAGTCTAAGAAGTTTCTTAGTTCTATTCTAACACCGTTTGAAAGCCTATATTTAGGAATTTGATCATATGTTACTTGACCAGTGTATGAGTTGACAGCAAATAAATCACCTGATACACCATGCTCAAAATATCTATATTTTACTTGACAACTATCAACTGCGCTTAAACCAGGTTTTAAATTAATCTTACCAAGTGCATAATGATTATCTCTTTGGCCATTATCTAAATCGAAAATATCTGTTCGTACAGTTGTACTATCACCCTTTTTTATAATTTCAACTATATCAAATATATCAGCTTTACCTAAAGTTATTGATGTTCCACCTGCTAAAACTTCAGTTTTAGTTGTTAAAGTTTTTGTCTTAATAGATGGTGATGACTTATTAACGTAAGCAAGTATCTCAACGTTTTGACTGGCAGGAAGACCTGTTATTGTTGAAGATGTTGTACCGTTTCCACCAATGGTAGGATTACTAAATAATGTACTTGGTGTTAGTACACCACTATCAGTACCAATAATCCAATCGCTAGTATTTGTAAAAGTTTCACCGCCAGCTGACAAACTTATTGAAGCTTGACCTGAACCATTAGCAGTAGTTGTGAATCTACGTTGAACCGCAAATGATATATCAGTTATGGCTTTAGGCCTAGGTTTACTTACCGGAAACAATGAGTTATTATTGAAAGGATCTTTTAAGACAGCCTTTCCATTTTCTAACTCAACGTTAAAGTATTCAGAAGCAGTTGTTCCTATACTTTTAACGTTTCGAAAAGCTTTTCCAGAATTCATTTGTATATCGAATAAATGATACTTTAATTTATTATCAAATTGATTGATAGCCTTAACTCTAGCTGTTCCTATTGTAGTTCCAGTATGAGCATGACCGTCTTTAAGATTTAAGCTTGGAAAGTTATTGATGTCAGGAAGACCATCAGTGGCTCCGCTACTATCGGTATTAACAATAACAGCATTACCAAAGTCGACAGGAGTTACATCATTATTAACTTCAACAGTAGTAGTAGGTTTTAAAACTCTAAGAGTTGTTGGAAACGTTGTTGCAGCTCTAAATCCGTCTACCACAGCTACACCAGGGCTTACTTCTAAGTTTAAATGCGTAGTTGCTGAATCTAGCTCAAACTTTGTCGTAAACGGCTTTACTATATAATCACCTGAATTTTCAAATATTCTTTTTGCTACAACGTCTGTTGGGATATTAAAAGCGTCATTTACAGATATTGCACTAAATATTTCTCCTCTTTTAATAGTAGCAACGTGAATAAAGTTTTCGTCAGAATCTACATCACTTTCTTCTGCAATTGTTAGCTTAATTCTGTATCTATCTGCACCCGGTGCAGTTAAGTTAGGAGTTGCTCCTTGATTATCAAAAAGGCTATTATCGTCTATAGAAGTAACAATATCTTCAACTGACTTGAATCCTAAGTTAGTTGTCTTATCATCACTGTATTTTGAAATGATTTTCGATTGATCCTCAGTAAAAACAAAATGACCTCTTGCATAGTATATTCCTGAAGCTAACGTAGCAAGTATACCAACTCCAGTTGCTGGATTTGCTGTAGTATTAGTTGTTTGAACTGTTAAAGTTACAGAACCGTTCGTTATATTCTCACCTGCTGTTAATCTTGGTGTAGTGGTTCCTGAAGTTGCAACAGTATTCATGTACTGTACATAAAGAGTATCTGGATCAGAACCAGTTGCAGTAACGACTTGCAAAACTTTAACTTGTATATTTGATGTTGCTCCAAGAAAAAGATTTGCATTGCCTGCAGGTGTCGTTATTGAAGATGCGTCTGTTGGCAGAGTATTCGTTGTAGTATCAAGCTTTACAAATTCGTACTTCGGGTTTATGTTGGCGCCACCAGGTTTTACAACAGCACCTTCTTTAAATATGTTATCACCAAATCTTTGTATTTGATTTTGTAATATTGTTTGAAGTTGAGTTAATTCACGTGCTTGTAAGGCTTTGCCTGAATTAAATAAGATTCTATGAAATCCTGCGCTATCAGCAAAATCATCTTTAAATGTTGAGTTAAAGACGGTTTTTGTAAGTGTAGTAGCCATATTTTATTTCCTTAAAGTGTTATCACAACTTTTATATCTTCTGTCTGATTAACAGATCTTGTTACTGGTGCTCTATTTTCTATATATAGTATCTGTCCAGATAGTTTGTTAACGTCATCTCGAGTGAAAGCGTCAGAGTCTGCATCGACACCGGCTGCAATTAATGTTCCTGATTGGCCTCCACCGGTAATTGCTTCACCTTCTTGGAAAGCTTTAAATCCTGTATCTTCAGTTTGATGAAAATAAAGTCTATCGCTGTCAACTTCGTCAACCAAAGCTTTTGCGCCTGAAGTAGTACCGGTTATGGTTGTATCTAAAAAGTTTGCGTTTGCGGCTGCTTGTAACTTTAAAAATCTTAAAACCTTTCCACTTGAATTTGAAAAATCAGAATCAGTAGTTGGTTTTTTAGGATCTCTTATTAAAGCAACCTGTCTAAAATCTTGTCCTATTATAAAATTACTATCTTCTATTCCGGCTGGTTTTGTATTAAACATCAAAGACGTAGATTTAAGTTCGTCTCTTGGATCATTACCCATTCCACTATCTGGTCCTAATATGGCTCGAGCTGTGGCTGTAGTTCCAGATCCAGAAGGAGCTGCTATTGAAACACTAGCAAAATTATATCCTTGTCCCATAGTAATAGCACTATCAGTACTTGAATCTAATTCTATCTTTACAACCGCGCCACCTGATATGGTGGCTGTCGCAGCAGCTCTAACTCCATCACCATCGATTGTTACTGTAGGTGCACTAGTATAACCTGAACCACCTGCTGTAACCGCTATGCCAATAATCTGACCGGGTACTGAAGAATCTTGTACTAGAACTTGCTGAGCCTCTAGAACCGTATGTGATCTTCCTAAAGTTGTAGTATCTAATACTTTTTCTACTGGCACAAAGTTAGCCGAAAGAAACTTACTTGATCTTGCTGCACTTAATGTATATAAAAATTTCCAAACATATCCGTCTGCTGTTTTAAAAGGTTTAGTTGATGTTCCTGTTGGTTTAACCGTTGAAGTTGTCGCGGCACCAGTTGATGATTTAGCCTGCTGAAGACATATATAAACCTGATTATCTTCAGTAAGAACATAGTAACTGTTCGTGTTTGGTATAGACGCAAGATCATCATCATACGCTGAGTATATCGCTCCAGAAGACCAATTATATCTTGGTATCGTAAAGGTTACGTCACTCGCAGATTTTATAGATTGTAAACCAGCTCTTAAATTTCTTATGCTTCGTGGTGTGTCTGTAGGCGTAGGAACAGTTTCGGTATCATTCCATTGTTCAGATCTACCGATTCCTAGATAATACCTATGAGTTGATGCAGAGTCTGGAAAAGAAACTTCATCAAACACAGTTTGAACTAGCTGTTTTTTAAAGGGGTCTGTAATTATCGCTGTCATTGTCTATCTCTATGCTGTTATCGTTAAACCAACCGCGGCTGAATCTGTAGTTAATAAAAACCAATTTGCTCCGTCCCAGATACATTGTGCGGCTTTGTTTTGTGTTAAACTAAATGATGTTCCATTTGCAAACGGATGAGGAGTAATAGTCGCAGTGCCTGCTCCTTTATTCGTAAAAATTTTAAATTCACCTATTGTCGTTCCTGCACCTAAATCTGCAGCCAAAGCACTTCCTTTGTTACATATTATCAAAGATGCAGATGAATCAACTTGTCCGTTTACGGACATTGTGTTTGATCCGTAAGCAGCTTTTGCAACACTTACAGATCCTTTACCTTTAGGAGTCAAGCTTAAATTTAAATCTGCTCCACCGCCTGTAGCAGATAAAGCAGGTCCGGTTGTTGAAGCACCATTTGCAATTGTAAGTTCATTCACCGCGCTTCCAGTAGCTGTTATTTTTATGACTTCATTACCGTTAGTATCGTTTATTGAGGTACCTATGACTGGACTTGTTAAAGTTTTATTTGTCAAGGTTTGTGTAGCAGCTTGAAACACTATAGTGTCACTATCACTCAACACAGGTAAGTTGATGTTTCTATTGGCTGCTAATTCACCCGGTACTACATTATACGTATGATTAGCGCTAGTGTCGTTTATCTTTGGTGTTGTAAGTGTAGGTGTAGTAAGCGTCTTATTTGTTAAAGTATCAGTAGTATCTTGAAGAACAACAGTTCCTGTAGCATTTGGTAATGATATTGTTCTGTCTGCAGTAGGGTTAGTTGCGATTAATTTTGTTTCGTGCGAGTCTGCGCTAGTTCCTTCGAACTGTACCACACCGGTACTTGCTGAATCTTTTAATAATACTAACGTACTAAGAATAGAACTATCACCTCCAAGTTGTGTATAAATTTCTTGGAAGTTTGCATTTATTTTAGTTCCTGCAGTACGTAGAGTGTCTCCAGTTCCATCGTTTGCAGAAGAACCTATATTAATATTTTGTCTTGTCATTTTCTATCCTACTTAATAGTGTTATTTATACTAGAAAGCCGAGTCAGTTACTCGCCTTGTAAATATTTCATTATCCATAGTCTCTAATGTCAATGAGAAATCAGGTGTAGCGTTTTCATCACTATCTCTTATGCTACTATCATCAAAAGTAAACGAGTTTGGAGTAATAATCTGTCTTACAGTATGATAAGTAGTGTCTAGTTCTGAAAGAGTAAAGTTTTGATAATCACTAACAAGTTCATTTAAGTTTGACTGTCTTACGTTACCACCGCCAGAATCAATTAACGAAGTAAGTTGTACAAAAGGTAATGAGAAAGGAGCACTTGCTTCAGATATTACACTTGGCCCGGGCGATGAATCAAATAATACGATCGGTGCAGTTGGACTACTTATG